ACGCCGCGCCAGTGCATCCAAAGCAGTACGGGGTTTTTCTCGTATTGGGAAATATCCATTCCCGCCGTGCTGATCCACGTACCGTAGCAGTTGACCGATTCGTCGCTGATTACTATTCGTTTTCCCATTTCATTTTCGTTGATATGCCGCAAACTTACCCCTTCAACAAAGGGTCCCCAAAAATCTCCCAAACCTTTGGGGACTTTTCCCCAACGCTTGAATACTTGTTCCCAACCTTTGGGCGGTTTGTTGCCGGGGGGAGTCTTTCTTTACACTTTTGCCGAAAAGCAAATCATTTTTATGGCTTCAAAAAAAGAACTTGAAAAGACAAAGGAACTGGCCCGGCTCTATTACCTGAACGGGGATACGCAGAAGTTGGTGGCCGAAAAGGTCGGCGTTTCGCGCGTGACCGTGAACAAATGGGTGAGCGACGGCGGCTGGGACGCGCTGCGCACCGCCAAATCCATCACCCGCAAAGAACTGGTCGCTAAAATCATGAAAAAAGCCGACGAAAAACTGGAAAACGGCGATATGAGTGCCGATGAAATGGCAAAACTGGCGGCCAGCATCGAGAAGATAGACAAACGTACCAACGCCACGACCATTATCGAGGTGCTTACTTCCTACAACAACTGGCTGGTGGCGCGTACCCAGATAGACAAGGAGCTGACGGTGGATTTCCTGAAAATGACCAACCGTTACCAGGATATATTTATCGCCGAACAAGTCTCGGCCGAAAATCCGGGGCTATAATACATAGTTAATCATAATATATATGGCAGCACAGAAAAGTCAAAAAGAAGCACTAAAAAGATGGAAACAGCTTTGTGAGACCATCCAGAACTTTTCCACCGTCAACACGGCCGAAACAAAGGCTGAGCAGATGGAACGTATCAGCCGCGCCCGGAAGGATTACGCCTATTTCGTGGAATATTACTTTCCGCATTATTGTACCGACAGCGAAACGGGCAAGGTCATCCCTTCGGCAAGGCACCACATTGAAGCGGCTAAAAAAATCCTGAAACGCCGGACACTAAAAGCGGTGTTCAAATGGGCACGCGGACAGGCCAAATCCACCCACATGGATGTCATGATCCCGATGTGGCTCATGGCGCAGAAACGGCGTGAAATAAACGTCATGGTGCTGGTCGGAAAATCAGAGGACTCGGCCCAAACTTTGCTTGGCGATATCCAAGCGGAACTGCAATACAACAAACGATACACGCACGATTTCGGAACCAAATACAACGCCGGAGCCTGGCAAGACGGAGAGTTCGTCACCTCCGACGGCGTGGCCTTCTTTGCCCGTGGCCGTGGACAGTCGCCGCGTGGATTACGTTACCGGAACCGCCGTCCGGATTATATCGTCATCGACGACCTCGACGACGACGAACTGTGTGAGAACGACAGCCGTGTCCGCAAACTGACCGAATGGGTGAAAGAGGCCCTTTTCGGGGCGTTCGGTGCCGAGGGCGGCCGTTTTATCATGGTCGGCAACCTGATAAGCAAATGCAGTGTGCTGGCAAATATCGCAGCATCAAAAGGCGTGGAAGTTAGCCAGGTAAATGTCTTGGATAGAAACGGAAAATCCGCCTGGCCCGAATACTGGACACCGGAGCGAATCCGGGAAAAGCGGGAGTTCATGGGGTACCGCGCCTTTGAAAAGGAATATATGAACAATCCGATCAAGGAAGGTTCGGTGTTCCGAAAAGACTGGATAAGGTGGAAAAAGATATTGCCGCTTGATAAGTACGATGAGATTATCGCCTATTGCGACCCTTCGTTCAAAGGCTCGACCAAAAACGATTATAAAGCTATCAAGGTTTGGGGCAAGGCGGGGACGGAACTGCACCATATCCGCGCCTTTGTCCGCCAGTGTTCCGTCGCAGAAATGATACGCTGGTTCTATGACCTGCACGAAAGCCTGCCGGAAGGGGTTATCTGCAAATACATGATAGAAGCAAATTTCCTGCAAGACACTCTACTGGACGATTTCGAGGCGGAAGGCGAACTCCGGGGCTACCAGTTACCCATTGCAGCCGACAGACGCAAGAAACCGGACAAGTTCCAGCGTATCGAAGCGGTATCGCCGCTTTGGGAACGTGGCTTTGTCTTTTACAATGAGGATTTGCAGAACGACCCCGACATGCTCTGCGGTATCGAACAGACGCTTTCCATCGAAAAAGGCAGCAGCACGCACGACGACGGTCCCGACGCGGACGAGGGGGCGATCAACGTTTTGCAGAAGCATTCAAGAGTACAGAAGTTTAAACCGAGTATCGGCACGCGCCGGTCTCCTAAAAATATGTGGTAATGATACAGTTTATTAAAGACATGATTCTGAATTACAGAATCCGACGCGCCATCCGTCTGGCGGGCGAGCTATCCGAAGTGAGCAAACGAAAATACCTGGTCCTCATGGTGGCCGGTGTGCCGAAGGTTTATTCCAAACAGGAACTGAAACGGATGATCGCCCGGCGCAAGTTCCGAAAAGGAACGACCATCCAGGATTTGGAAAAACGTGCCATCCTTATAACCGGGTAAGCCTATGTTTTTGACGGAAGAAGATTATATCGTGGCCAGCAAAGATGCCCTTAATGTACTACAGCAAAGTTCCAAAGAGAACCGCGAGCGTGCGGAGCGGATGGCTATCGAGGAAGTGTCGGGCTACCTGCGCAGCCGCTACGATGTAAAGAGGGTATTCGCCGCCACCGGCACGGAGCGAAACGATGTGGTTGTGATGCGGACCTGCGACGTCGCCTTGTACCATCTTTCGGCATGGCTACCGGGGAAGATGGGAGGTGAGATACGGAAGGAACGTTATGAGTTCGCCCTTAAATGGCTAGAAGGCGTGCAGGCCGGGAAGATTACACCGGACTTGCCGACCGTGACCGGGGAAGATGGGGAAGAGGACATAAACAACCCTATGAAGTGGGGTTCGGAGAAAAAGAACATTTATATATGGTAGGCTATGGCAAAAAGAAACAGATACAACAATGACCTGAGGGTCGGAAATTTCAACCTGGCATCGGCCAGCGACCGCAAACGGGTCCAGTCGATGATGGTCGAACTGAAGCTCCAGGCGGATGCGCTCACGCAAAAGGACATGCGCTCCTGGCGGCAGGCATGGCAGACCGCCATCGACGTCGAGAATCCGCACAGGGGAAGGCTGTACGACATCTACCGCGACGTGGAAGTGGACTTGCATCTGGAAGGCTGCGTGGGACAGCGCAAAGGGTTCGTCCAGAAGAAAGGTTTCAAATTGGTGGATGCCAAAGGTAAACAGAATGACGACATAACCCGGCTTTTCGAGGCGGTATGGTTCAAGGATATGGTCGGTTATATATTGGATTCCCGCTACTGGGGGCATTCGCTTATCCAGCTGGGGGACGTGGTGAGCATCGACGGGGAAATGCGCTATACCGGCGTAGAACTGGTCAACCGAAAGCATGTGATACAGGAATACGGCGTGATCATCCGCGAGCAGGGCGACGAATGGCAGACGGGCGTGCCCTACCGGGAAGGTCCGATGGCAGACTGGGTGATTGAGGCCGGGAAACCGCACGATCTCGGCCTATATCTGAAAGCTGCCACACAGACCATTCCAAAGAAAAATATGCTGGCCTATTGGGACCAGTTCGGGGAAATATTCGGCATGCCCATCCGTATCGCCAAAACATCGTCCCGTGACCCCAAAGACCGGGCGCAAATTGAAAACATGCTTTCCAATATGGGGGCTGCCCCCTGGGGCATGTTCCCGACAGACACGGACATAGAAATTAAAGAGACCACGCGCGGGGACGCTTTTAATATTTATGACAAGCGTATCGATCGCGCCAACTCGGAGCTGTCGAAAGGTATCCTGAACCAGACGATGACCATCGATAACGGCAGCAGCCTTTCACAGTCGGAGGTGCACCTGGAAGTGTTCGAAAATGTGGTTGAAAAAGATGTGGATTTGGTGAAAGACATCGTAAACGACCAGCTTCTGCCGCGCATGGCAAAGCATGGCTTTCCGGTAAAAGGGCTGCATTTCGAGTGGGACGACAGCGTGGACTACACGCCGCAGCAGCAGTTGGAATACGAAAAGATGATCCTGGACCGCTTCGAAGTCGATCCCAAATACCTTATCGACAAATACGGCGTACCCATTACCGGGGTGAAGAAGCTGCCGGAACAGGCTGCTTTGGCACGTCCTTTTTTCGATTAGGCCCCGCCGATTATGCGGGGCTGCACGAAAGGATAAGCCTGCTGTATCAGGAAGGAAACTTGCAACTGGCTGCCGACGATTACCCGGACACGTCCGCCATTGAATCCGCCTTCGAAAAGGCGATGAAGTGGCTGCACGGTAAACGCATCTTCGGGGCGGGTATGCTGAAAGAAAAACCGGTCCGCCGGTTGATGGAAGAAACCACCGCTTACCTTTCCAAAGGCATCGAGCGGGGCGTTGTACAGGAATCGCCGTCGGAAGCGATGGCCTCCAGCCTTCGGGAAAGTGCCGGTGTGTTCTCCGGGTTCAAAACCTTTCACGAAATGAAGGAGGCGGCAAACCTGTTGCTGGATGAAAACGGCGATTTAAAGCCGTTTGAACGCTTTTCAAACGACGTTCAAAAGATTAACGACGCTTACAACAGGCACTATCTAAAGACGGAGTATAATTTCGCCGTGCAGAGTGCGGAAATGGCGGCCCGTTGGGAAGAACAACAAGATGACGGGGACGGTCGTTATTTACTCCAATACCGTACCGCCGGGGACAAGAAGGTTCGCCCGGCGCACCAAGAACTGAACGGTATAACTTTGCCGCCTTCCGATCCGTTTTGGGACAAGTATTATCCGCCGAACGGTTTTAACTGCCGTTGTACCGTCCAAAAGGTACGTGCTGCCAAATATCTGGTCACTGACAGCAACGAGGCCATGAAAGCCGGGGACAAGGCGACCGAGGGCAAATATGCCGAGATGTTCCGGTTTAACCCCGGCAAACAGCGGGCCGCTTATCCGGCTTACAACTCGTATACGATCAAGAAGTGCGCCACCTGCAAAAAGAACGGGCTGGAACTGGCAAAGATTCCAAGCAATGAACTTTGCGCCGCCTGCCCGATCATTCGGGAATGCGCCGGGGACATCAGCAAATCGCAGGCGGCCATCGAACGGAAGCACTACCTTCGGGAAATGCAGCCGCTTCTGAAAAAGAAGGTCGTGCTGGAGATAGACGGAGTGAAAAGAAATGTGGGATTCCGAAAAGAAGGCAACAAGCATCTGTATAGCGATTCTTTCGGCCGTTCATCAGCCTTACGCCGGGAACACCTGGCTACACTGGATAAGGTATTGGCCGAATCCACTTATGTAAAATCGTCTGATTCGCTCAGCCACGAAAGGAAGGACGATATTCGGCGATTCCACTATTTCAAAGGGGAGATTGACGGGAAAACGGTTTATCTGAATGTTGCGGAGTTTGATAGTAAGAACGCAAAAGGAATGGTTTCTACCAAATATTTCCTTTACTCCATTACCGACAAGATTCGAAAATGAAAAAGCACCCGGTGGCGACTACTTATGCCATACGCAAGGTCAGTCCACACACCGAATGCTTTTATATCGCAAATATACAACTAATAAATTAAAACCCAATCCTATGGACGGAGATTTTAAGAAAGAAGTCATTGACCGGTCAATTGAGGACATCAAAGTCGAGTTTGACGAAGAATTTGACCGGAATTTCGAGCGGAAAGCCTTTTTCGATGAAAAGGAATGGCCCGAACGAAAATTTAACGACGGGGTCGGTTCGCTCCTGCAACGCACCGGCGGGCTACGCCGAAGCATCCGAAGCCGAAAGCGGCGGAGCGAACTGGTTTATTCGTCTTCCCGGCCATACGCCCAGATTCATAATGAAGGCGGGGAAATTAAAGTTACCCGGAAGATGAAAAGGTATTTTTTAGCGAGATACCTAAAAGAAGCTAAGTATTCTAAATCTGGAGAACAGAAGAAAAAACGTCCAAAAGCAACGGACAAACAGTTACAAGGCTGGCTGGCACGCGAGGAAGAAAACAAAAAGCTGTCGGATAAGGCTGAATTTTGGCGAAGAATGGCGTTGAAAAAAGTCGGTTCTACCATTCAAATACCCGAACGGCGCTTTATCGGAACAGGGCGCAATACCGACCGGATCATCCGGGAAATAACCGAACAAAACTTTGAGGATTATTTAAAACGACACCCAATCATAGACAAATGAGAAAGATTTTATACCGAGAACTAAAGAAACGCTTGTCGCGCCTTTTATTGGCTGACAGTGGCGACATCGTATTCGCATCGGAAGAACGTATCAAACAAATGATCGAAGCCGGAGAAACGCCCGATTACGCAATCAGGCACATCGGGCTTTGGAACCGGCAGGTGGAGTTTATCGAACAGGAGGAACACTTTCCCATGCCTGCAGTCTTTGTCGAGTTCGGGAAGATGTCTTGGCGGCACCAGCAGGGAGGCTTACAAGACACTGACCTGACGGTCGGACTTCATGTCCTCACAGCAGCTCTGCCGGAGGGCTACGACGGCGAGGAGTTCCACTTGGACCTGCTGGATAAGATAAACCGCTGCCTTCACGGGTTCACCGGTGATTATTGGGGCGCGTTCCGAAGATCGGCCTCCATCCCCTGTCACGACCATGAGGAGATTTTGGACGATACAGAGGTTTATCAAATGCTGCTCTATGATGATTCGGGGGTAAAGAAACTGGTAAAATGTCCGGTACCGCCGGACATCGCCACCCAGGTTCGGAAACTCTAATCAGCCGAAAATCGAAAGTTGCAGTTCGTCTTTCCTGGACAGTACCTTCGGGCTGGCGGCGGCGTTGATGTAGTTGTAGAAGGTGTTTTCTGAAATGCCGTAAATGGGATGTATGTAACGCCGCCAAATCTCACGGTTCGATAGTCCGGATTTGGCGTATTCGTCATAGATGGCGTTCACCTCAATGACACGTTTTGCATAAGAACATCCTTTGGGCTTCATATTTACTGCGACTACTTTAATTTCCAATACAAAAGTATAGAAATGGCACCTTTCAGCAAAATAAAAGGCGGAATAATTAAATTTATCCCGCCTTTTGACTCGCTAAGCTTATGGTTTAGATTTCATCCAATTCTGCAAATCTTCAATTTCTTCAACTGAAAAAGAAATGCGATCCTCCGGTTCCGCTTTGATGACTGTATCCTCATCATTAATAAAAATCCACAAAAACTTATGCCACCTATAACAGGTCCATCCCTGTGTCGAATATTTTGGATATTCAACAAATCCCAAATTTAAAATCTTATTTTTCATACTCAAAAAAAATTAATATTACAACTTGAAAATGCACAAATATTATGCCGTTTTTATCTATTTATTAATCAGATTGATAGCATTGAATATTTCATATATCACTTGCGGAACTATGGCGTTCCCATATCCTTTGATTGCCCCTGTCCTCCATTTGGAGAAAGAAACGGCAAGACACTCCACATCAAAGGGAAGCCCATCATCTCTTCGACAAACAGGGGATTGAGTTGGGAAGTTCCGAAATGGTTCGGTAGGCAACTTTGCGTTTTGTGGCATTGCCCCTTGCAGTCCCTCGCTTGCGGTGTCGGTAGCAATTGGGCTATCCTTGCAAGGCCGATACTCCCATTTTGCCCGTTTTGATTGATTTTCCGTGGTGTCCCGTTTTTCGTTGTAACATATTGGTCGTTTTGCCCAATAATAGCACCGGTTGTTGCATCGCTCGCAACGGGAGTTGGGAGCAAACAACTTTTTGCCAAATCCGAGAGCTTGGTGCTGAATACGTTTCCGGTTTTTCGGACGATTTTCCTTCCTACCACGATTTGTCCGCCCCTTTTCCCCTCCGATGCCGTTGGTGTAGGAAGCAACCTTAGGTTGACCGGTACTGTTTTCCCCTCCGCATTGCACACTTTCAGTCCTTGAGTCTGCACGGTGGGCAATAAACCACACCCGGTCCCTTCTGTGAGGTGCACCGACGGAACAAGCCGGAATAATAACCGGCTGGACGGAATATCCTTCACGCTCAAGATCACGGCAGACGGTTTCGACGACATATTCCTGTTCGAGTAGTGTTTCCTTGTCAGCCTTTTCAAATAAAGAGGCTTGACTTTCCACTGTAATTTCACTGCCGGGTTGTACCATGCTGATGATTCCAGCAACGT